GAAGATCACATATTATATAAAGAAAATTATTTACCAGTATCAGTTAATCCAACTAAAGCAAAAGAAAACTATAATATAGATTCAACAGAAATTCAAGTAGGTGATAAATTAATGAAGTTTGATGGTACACTAGAAGAAGTCACATCTATTGAAGCGTTTAGTGGTACTGAGTGGACATATACAATATTAAATAAAAACGGTAACTTTTATGCTGATGAGTTTTTAGTAGATTCAGAAATAAGAGATGCATCCTACGGAGAGATATAATATGAATATTGAACAATTAAGAAAACAATTAATAATAGACGAAGGACAAGTAAATGAAATATATAATGACCATCTTGGTTATGCAACATTTGGCATTGGACACTTGGTTCTTGAAGGAGACCCAGAACATGGGTTGGCGGTCGGTACTCCAGTCTCAGAGGATAGAGTTATTGAATGCTTCGATAACGATGTACAAACTGTGATTGAAGACTGTAAAAAATTACATGATGGTTGGGATGGTTACCCAGAAGAGGTAAAACAAATCATTGCAAACATGATGTTTAATATGGGACTTACAAGACTAAGCAAGTTCAAAAAACATAATGCAGCTTTACAATCAGGAGATTGGAAAGAAGCAGCTGTCGAGGGTAGGGATTCTCGATGGTACCAACAAGTTACTAATAGAGCTGAACGATTAATGTCTAGGCTCGAAAACGTATAGGAGAAAAAAATGGCATCAACAGTAAGATTATTAGGCTCAGAAGCAAATTTAGCATCAGCTACAAATATGGGTTTTGCTAAATTAGTTAGAGTTCTAAATAATAAGACATCAGTACAAGTCATTACGCAAAAAAATGCAGGTGGAACAACACTTGCAACTGTTACACTAGCAGCTGGAGAAGTTGCTTATATAGAAAAGGCACCATCTGATACATTAACAGGTGCTGCAACATCATTAGCAGTGAGCGTAGCATTCACTAATTAATGGCATATTCCAAGCAAGTAGTTGAGCGCTTTGAACAAGTACTCAATTCACCTAAGCAATTTTCCGTAGGACGATTTGATCCTAAGGATGCTGATGTAGCTACTGGAATGTCAGGTGCACCAGCATGTGGCGATGTCATGAAGCTACAGCTCAAACTCGATGAAGATGAAAGAATCATAGACGTAAAATTTAAAACTTACGGCTGTGGTTCAGCAATCGCATCATCTACCATGTTTGTAGAAATGTTAAAAGGTAGAACCTTAGCGGAAGCTAAAAAAATAAAAGATAAAGAAATCGCTGAGGCATTAGATTTACCTCCAATAAAATACCACTGTTCAGTATTAGCAGAAGAAACAATACAAACGGCAATAAAAGATTGGGAAAAAAAGAAAAATGCTAGATCTAACTGATGAAGCAATTCAATATTCTATTAAAAAAGTCGAAGAAACTGGTAACTCTGACATCAGAGTAGGTTTACAAGGTGGAGGTTGTAATGGATTTGAATATATCATTAAGTGGGCCGAGGCAATAAACCCAGAAGACCATATTTTAGATTATGGTAAATTTCAAATAATTATAGATAGTTTATCTCTTGAATATTTAGAAGAGGCCAAATTAGATTTTGTAGAAGAAGGCCTTAATTCATACTATAAAATAATAAATCCCAAGGAAACAGCATCGTGCGGATGCGGAGTCTCAGTTTCTTTCTAATTTGGGACTAAAAAACTTATAAATAAACAGGTAATGGATAATGTATTTAGTTTAATAACTGACGTGGGAGCACCTATCGCTGGATCTTTAGTAATGGGATTGTTCATATTCATAGTGCTTAAACAAATATTACAGGGTATAGTAGGACAAATAAAAACTTTGACTTCCTTCTGTAACTCCCTAGAGAATAGAGCAAGGACAATGAATAACGAAATGATAAAAATTGATATGTTAGTCTCATCAGCGTTAAAATTAACGCCAGATATAGACAGAATAGCAAGAGCTGAAAACTTTATAGAGGATGGAAAGCTCGATGTTAGGAGAGACTAATGGGCGATGTTGGAAGCTTAGTAGCAGATTACGGATTTCCAGCAGTAATGGCCGTAGGAATGGGGTATTTTATATACTTTATATGGTCATTTATTAATACAGAGATAGCTCCACAATTAAAAGAAATGCACATATCACTCATTAGAGTAATAGATCAAGTTCGTATGTTAGACCAAGACATGATTAGATTACAACAAAAGGTAAATGTAGTTTTAGAATATAAAGAAAATGAAAAAAAGAGAAAACAGTTGGGAGGAAAAGATGAAGGATAGATTAGAGATCACGACTCTGATGACGATATTCATCGTATCAATATTAGCGATATCAAATCCATTGCAAGGTGATGAAGTTTTTAAATTTAAAAACCCATCATTTAGTGGTGTAGGAACTGGTGCACACTATCTAACGATAGAAAACCAAGAGCATAGTAGGAAAAAAGCAATTAAAGATGCTATGGAAGCTGCGCGTAAAGCGGCTGAAAGAGAAGCTGATAATACTACTATGGCTAAGTTTATAAGAAACCTAGAGAGTAGAATATATGCTCAGCTTTCAAAGCAATTAGTTGAGTCAATGTTTAGTAATGATGATTCGGTAAGATTTGGATCATTTACTTTAGAAGGTAATGTAGTTACATATGAAGTAATTACCAATGCTGATGGTACTGAATATATTAAAATGACTATCGTTGGAGAAGATGGAACAACAACAGTTATAGAAATACCTATAGGTTCTGGTAATTTCGGTCAAGACCCGGACGGCTAATGGAAGGTTTACTTGCTTTACTTATAATATTAGGATTGATGAATGAATCGTCAACTCCCGTATGGTCAGAAAAACCTCAAGAATGTAAACAAATAACTTTTGAGGAATCAGATTATGCAAAAGGTGAATCAGATGTTGATGCTTTATTTCATAGTTCATCACTTAAAAATGCAAAATCAAGATTGGATAAAACCTTAAATCATTCATATATCTGTGTTGAAGAACCAGAGGTTATTAGATTACCTTCATATATTGAATTACTTAATTTACCAGCAGCTGACGAAATGCCAGTTGTAGCAGTATATGGATTTTTAGATAAAACTGGACAAAGAAAAGAGAGAGATGGTATAGCAGATTTCTCTACAGCTACAACTCAAGGCGGAACAGAATTATTAATAGATGCACTAAAAACAGCTGCCGATGGTAAATGGTTTAGAGTTGTAGAAAGACAAGGAATAGACAATCTAGTACGAGAAAGACAAATTATACGAAGTGCTAGGCAAGAATTTGCGGGCGACGGTGGCCCACAACCATTGAATCCACTACTATTTGCAGGAATGATAATAGAAGGTGGAATCATTGGCTACGATACTAATATCAGAACAGGTGGTCGAGGCGCAAGACTACTAGGTATTGGTAAAAGTAAACGATATTCGCAAGATGTCGTAACCGTATCTGTCAGAGCTGTTTCAGTTCTAACAGGTGAAGTTTTATTAAACGTCCAAGCTAAGAAAACTATTCTTGGCTATGGTGGAAGTGGTGATATTTTTCGATTCGTCGATCAAAGCACCACCCTCGTAGAATATGAGGACGGAGTGGGAAATAATGAGTCAGTGACATACGCGGTACGAACAGCTATTGAGGCTGCCGTATTAGAATTAGTATACCAAGGGCACGATAGAGGCTTTTGGGTAATTAAAGATGGGCATCGTCATCCTCATCAGTCAAATGGGGCTAACGATAAACATCAATTAGAAGAGGTAAACGAAAATGAATAAACTTTTAAGTATAGCATTGCTATTGTCGACATCCTTTATTTTCGCACAAGCCACTGATGATAACGAAATAAAAATCACACAAACTGGTGATACACTTAAATTGTATGTAGATCAAATCGGTTTTGGTAACAAAATTGGTGGAGATGATGCATCAAGTGGATCTTTATCTGTAATGTCAATTACAGGTTCTAGTCTAGAGTTTGATTTAGATTTTGCTGGTAATCAAAACGTTTTATTTGGCCCTGTCGTAGCGGATAGTTCATACTATAAGCTAGATTTTACAGGCGATCTAAATGAAATAGATTGGAATATCGGTGACACAGGTAGTGCAGATGATTCAAATATTAACTTTGATGTTACTGGAGACAGTAATACTTTTGATATCGATCAAGGCGCTGCGGCAAGTGCAGAGAGATTAAATGCAGATTTAATCTTAATTGGTAGTTCAAATGTCTTTGATATCGACTGGGAATCAGACGATAACATTTGGGATTTTGAAATTACTGGTGATAGTAACAATATTAATACGTTGCAAAACGATGGTGAGCAAAACCTAGAATTTACTTTAACAGGTGATTCTGCAGATGTTGATATAAATCAAATATCTGGTACTTGTGCTTCAGGTGCAGGAAATGGTTGTTCTTCACCGAACGCAAACATTGTATTAACCGTTACATCAGATAATGCGATTATTCAACTTAATCAAAAAGACGCAGCTAACGACAGCTAGTCTATTAATCATCAGCGGGCTCAGTTATGCTGAGCCCATAGGTGATATCAGAGAGACCAAAGGATACGGTGGAATCACAAGAGGTGAGGAAACTTTTAATCATGAAGTCGGTCTCGAAATTAATCTAAACGATACAGCAGAAACTGCTAATGGCAGAATGCTTATTGAGTTTTTAGATAAAGCAGAACTTCAACTCAAAGAACATTCAAGAGTCTTAATAGATACAGTCTATTATGACCCAGATCCTTCATTATCTAAAATGACAATGAGAATGGTAAGTGGAACAGCACGATTTGCTTCAGGTTCACTCGGCCTAGTCAATAAAGCTAATATAGAAATATCTACGCCTACAGCAACAATTGCTGTAAGAGGGACTGATTTTACTACAACAATCGATGAGATTGGAAGGTCATTAATTATATTACTACCAGATGACCAAGGTAAACCATCTGGTATTATAGAAGTCACAAACTCAGGCGGAACAGTTGTACTTGATGAGGCATATGCAGCCACAATGGTCGCATCATACGATAGACCACCAACGTCAGAAACAGTTATCAATGGTATTACACCAGCATTAATCGATAATATGTTTATTGTAAATCCACCAGAAGAAGTAAAACAAAGAATAGAAGAAGAACTACAAGATGAACAAGACGAGGACCAAGGAATATTAGACATAGACTTTCTAGATTTTACAGAGCTAGAGGAAGATGAATTAGATGAAAAAGAATTAGATGATTTTAATGAATTAGACATCGATGAATTAGATGTGGAATTTTTAATAGATGTTTTAGATATAGTAGATTCAGGTGATTTATTTGATACATTAGGTGAGTTTGATATCAAAGGTGCAACAAGAGGATTAAATGAAGAATCACAATTTAATGTATTTTTAAGAGATGGTAATTTAGTTTTATATCGTAATGTAAACGGACTCATAGAGGTAACAATTGGTGCTGGTGGTAGTTTTACACTAGATACTGATACACCAACCTGGCAAGGATTAATTATCGGAAATGATGGCGATGACATTGATATAAGGATAAAACAATTATAAATAGATATATGAAAAGATTTAAGAGCTACATAAAAGAAGATTCCAGATTAGATGATAGATTAAAAAGTCAATTAGCTAATTTAGTTTTTATGCCTCAGCAAAAATTACCTACTCCTGAATATGATAAAATAAAAATCTTTAAAGATGGTTGGCAAAGAATAGAATTACCTACTCCACCTAGAGAAGATAGAGAAGTAGATGCAGTAATCACTGCAGTTGCAAATGCAACAGAACAACAAAAAATAGATTATAAATTATGTGATCAAAATGCTTCTTATTATATAGAAGAACATTTAAAGAAAAATAATTTAGAATATGATCCAAAAAACATTGAATTCATAGAAGATCAATGCAGACCTATAATTAGACATTATAAAAATTATTTTAATAGACCAAGACCATATCAAGTAGCTGCAGTGTATAATAAAAAGCTTGATAGATTTAAATCCGACACTGCAAAGACACCAGCATATCCTTCAGGACACGCTATGCAACCAATGGTTGTTGCTTTACACTATGGAAAAAAATATCCACAGCACAGAGAAGAATTAATTAGAGGTGCAAAAATATGCGGATATGGCCGTGTTATAGCCGGTATGCATTATCCGTCCGATTATGATGCTGGTATTGAATTAGCAAAACAAGTAATGAAGTATATGAACCATGAAAAATTTTAAATTATTCCTAGCAGAACAAGATTTTAAACTCACTCCAGCGAGAGAAAAAGAGTTAGAAAAACTTGCCAAAGATTTACCAGATAAAGACTTTAAAAAGAGATATGGTAAAGATTGGAAATCAGTAAAGATTGCAACTGCTATGAATATGCTTAAAAAGAAGTATGGATTTAAAGAAGAAGGTCCATGCTGGGCAGGATATAAGCAAGTAGGATTTAAAATGAAAAACGGTAAAAAGGTTCCTAATTGTGTACCTGAAGCTGTGGCCGAAGCTGCCGAAAGAATTGCTAGAAAAAAAGGCCAGCATAAAGGTAGTTCTAGTCATTCTGATTTATATACCGACGAAAATCCTAGAGATACA